CTTTGTGTTCCATCTTGTCATAACTACAATAATTGTACCGCCTGGCTGGAGACGTTGACGAGGACCTGATGTATACCATTCAAAAGTTCTCTCCATAGCATCTCTGTTCATGGCATCTTGTTCGGTGTGTGGATCATCGATGATAAGTAAATCCGCACCACGACCTGTAATCGCGGAGCCGACGCCAGCTGCGTAATACTCGCCGCCTTGTTGTGTTTCCCATTTACCTGCAGCTTGTGAGTCTTCTCTAAGTCTTGTTTTGAAAACGGTTTGATACTCAGGACTATCTAAGAGTTGTTTTGCTTTACGCCCGAATCTAACAGATAGCTCCGTGGTGTTAGTGGATTGAATGATCTTGAGCTTCGGGTTTCTACCCACCATCCAAGCGGGCAGCAAGTAGCTAGCGAACTCGGACTTTGTATGTCTAGGCGGCATGTTTATAATCAGCCTTTTAATTTTGCCTTCGGCTATCTGATTAAATTTTTCAGCAACAATCTTGTGATGTGATCCTTCAACAAAATCTGGCCAGACATGTTTTACAAACTTCATAAAGTCGTCTCTGATACCAGCCTCTTTCTTCTTTTCAGTGAACTGAAGATAGGTCTTCATGAACTCTTTTCTTATATCAGGGGGTAATCTCTTTATCTTTTCTAAGTCTATTTTCATTTCAAAAAAATTTTCTGCAAAATTTTTTAGGATTAATTTTGAAACCTAGCAAGTATTTTCTTGTCATAAATATCTAAAACTTGGCATAAAGGGTATATCTATGGGACCCCTACAACCTATATGTGTATTATACTATTTTATTTGTTTGGAATTTGCAATGCCCCTGGTACCTCTATGCTCGTTGCCCGAGGCCCGAAGGGCCGAGGTAAGCAGGGCGCCCCGAAGGGGCGCCCTACACCCATGACTAATCTAGTAAAGTCATATATGCTTTCGGGTTCATCTTACTAAACTTAGATAAACCTTCCTGCATTAAATCATATTCTTCCATCTCTTCGAACTTCTTAACCATTGTGTAAACTATATATTCATCTCTAGTTAACATTGCTGATTGTCCTGAGTATGGGTTAGTTGCTTTTATTTTCTGTTCTGTCATAGTCCTATACTATCCTACTTCATACCTTCTGTCAAGAAGACCTATAACCTTCTATCCCCAAAGCAATCAGGGCTACTATAAAAATAAGGGAAAGCCCAAGAGGGCTTTCCACAAATATAATACTTAATAATTCTATCATGATACCTTTCGTTTATATGTTATCATTGGGTCAATACAAGTTGTATATCTCTCTAATACTGTGTCCCAAAAACACATATACTTCTTGCCCCCTTGTTCCCATGTTCTGCAACCCTCTTTATTTAAGTTGCCAACTCTAAATATAACCTTGTTATATTTCTTCGCGTACCACGATACAACAAAGTCTGTTTGTTCTTGTGCCCTAGCGCCGTCTTCGTATAGTGAGTTCATTTTCTGCCTTTCGTTATAGGGGATAATATATTACTATCCCCTACAAGTCAATAGTTAATTTGATGAGATTTGTTTTATCTTGGAAGTATCCACAACCCACGCAATTCCAATCTTCTTGGTTGTAGCGTCGAGTAGCTTGATAAGTTCGTCAGGTGTTCCGCTTTCCATAACTGTATCAATAGCTTTTTGTTTCAAGTCCTCAAGCTGTTTAAGTTTCATGCCTTCAGGCAATCTTCTTATCTCTCTATCAACAAGGTCTCTTGCCCAGTCTGTTAGTTGCTCTTTACAATCATCAAGTGATATCTTTTCCTCTTGATTTCTTAAATTGTAATTAAGGTCTTTATCTTTATCTTGTTCCACCTTCTTTTTGAAAAAGGTTCTGGCTCTTTCTCTTACCGCCTTCAGTTGATCTTCCGCCTTCTTGAAGTCAGCAAGTATTTTGTCAGCTCCCATTTTCTTTGCGAGCTTACCTACAATCTTTTCAGTTGCTTCAGCTCTATATTGTTTTACCAACAGTTCCTGTTCTTCAATTAAAGGGTTGAAGTTCCTTCTTACCTTTTCTTTGAAGTGGTCTAGTTGATACTTCGTCATAGTTTTTGGCATATTATTTCCTTTCGTTATTTTTATGCTTGACAATATGAATATCCTATATTATATTATCTGTCAAGAGGTGAGAGTAAGGTAGGCCTTTTAAGGTTGTTTCTCTCACCTCTCTTGAGCCGTGAATCCCCTCTTCACTTAGAGGTCCGTGTGTTGCAACACTTGTAGGGGGTTCGCGGGTCAAGCTTGAGCCCTGGTCCTGCTATTTGTATGACGATACGAAATGCATTTCGGTAGTAGGACCTGGGGTCAAGCACAGAGTTAATTACTCTTAAGCCCTGGGATCCCGGTAAACAATTGCCGCTGGGCTTCAGTGTGTTTGGCCAAGCAACAAGTGACCTGGCGTTATTAGTGTTTGTGTGTGCACCTCCACTTACGCGAAGAGCGCCAAGCCACAAGCGCCAAGCTTGACAAGCGGCAAGCTATAGGATATTATGAGATTAGAAAGGTAGGACATATGACAGACAAAAAAACAATAACAATCGCAGACGCTGTAGAGAGAATGATTACAGCTGTTAACATAGTAACGGGAGACGATGGGCACAGGTCACAAGAAGCTGTGAGGACGTTTCTAGAATTATTAAAAATGGATCAAAAAAATTATGCAAAGCAACAAAAGTTTTACGGTTAAAGAAGCGTTGCAGATTACCGGAAGCCTATCCAAGCCAAGCAAGATGCCTGGATGGGCCTACGGTCTCCCAGCTAAGGAATGCAAAACAGGATCTAAACTAGTCAAGATCCCTGGTTCAGTTTGTTATGATTGTTATGCACTGAAAGGCTGCTATGTTTTTAAAGTTGTACAGGATGCGCAATACAAGCGGCTGGCAGCTATACGCCATCCACTCTGGACAGGCGCAATGTCAACAATAATTAATTCAAAAAAATCAAAATACTTTAGATGGCATGACTCCGGCGATGTGCAGGACGAAGACCATCTATTAAAAATATTCGCTGTCTGTAAACTTACGCCAACCGTTAAGCACTGGATGCCGACACGCGAGGCGTGGGTGAAAGCCTTCCTTTCGTTGAAGCCTGATAATCTTGTAATAAGATTTTCGGCTCCGATGGTGAATAAGCAGGCGCCCAGCTCATGGCCTACAACTTCAACAGTCGTTACAACCGGGTCGACATGCCCTGCCCCTAGGCAAGGTAACGAATGTAAAGATTGTAGATCTTGCTGGGATCCTGCTGTAAAGAATGTAGCGTATGGCCAGCACTAAGAAGCGCGCAACTGATTTAAATTTTACTGTAGATGTATCCGCCCTGCATAACCAGAACACTCAGCATTTTGTCCAGAGCGCCAAGCAGCAAGCTACAAGCCGCAAGCAGCAAGCTTCAAGCAACAAGCGGCAAGCCCAGAGCAGCAAGCATCAAGCTTCAAGCCGCAAGCGACAAGCTCTCTGATATCTTTTCCCTCGTAAAGTTTCCAGTCGCTAGTAGCGAGAGACTTTACTAAGATAAATGTATTCTTAGGATGTGTCACGTGAAAGGCAATTTGATGTGGTGAGAAGCGTATTTTATTACTGCGTGTTACTTTCAGCTCAACTGTAAAAAACTGTTGGTGTTTATTATATCCAAGCACATCAGGAAGCCCTGGAACTGCCAAATTTTCAATACGATTCCAACATATTGTTGGCGTATTTTTCTTCAAATCTAGCCACAATTTTCTCTCGGGTTTCACCGTAACTACAGCTTTTTGATAACCTTACCCATATGCCATTGTGTAGGCTCTATGGTGATAGCAAGTCGGTGTGTTTCTCTTACACCCAACAACTTGTTTTCCAATAACTGTATGCCCTTGATGTCATAAAATTCACCATTCGGAAGTACAACTTGAACTCTTGCATTCTGTGCAACTTCCCCTTTCATGAATTTATCTAGTGCCTGTCTTAATAATTTTCCTTGCATAATTTCGTAGGGTGGCTTCAGTCTCCCTCGGCCACCCATAACTCTGTTTTGTTCGAACACTTGCTTTGTACGCTATATTACTTTATATGTCAATTATGGGTTTACCAAAGAAACTTACAGAAATGCAGATTAAGTTTGCACAACTAATCGTAACCAACGAGGGTCGTAAGACTCCAACAGAGTGTGCTATTGAAGCTGGCTATGCAAAAGAAAGAGCAACCATCACTGCATCAGAATTACAATCACCAAAAAAATATCCTTTGGTTGTTAAATACATTGGTGAGATCAGAGAAGAATACAACAAGAAATATGAAGTAGATTACAGCAAACATATTGCTGAGCTAGGTAAGATTAGACAACAGGCTTTAGCGAAAGGTGCATGGTCTGCAGCTGTAAATGCTGAGGTTGCAAGAGGTAAGGCAGCAGGGTTATATATTGAACAGAAAATTATTCGTACAGGTAAGCTCGAAGATCTAACGTCTGAAGAACTAGAGAATCGAATGAAGACAATAATTGATGAGTACTCTCCAATTCTTGAGGGTGTTGATGAAACAGAACTAAAAGCAAAAGTGCTATCAAAACCAAAATCTCAAAAAGATTCATCATAGTTGAATCTTTTCCATACTTACAACACAGCCCATTGGAAATATATTTGTATCGCTAAACACTTCATCATCTTCATCGTAAGAACTAAATGTTGTTAGATATTTCTTATTCTTCTTATACACATAAGCCTGAGTAACCATCTTACAGATAGGTAACTTATCCATCTCATCTTTATTTTTATGCCCGCTGTCGCCAGTTATATCGAGCCAACGGATTGTGTAGAAATAATACTTTTTCTTATTGATGATGGCATGTTTATATCTCTTTTTCCGTTTCATATCTCTTTCTACATTATAGGTATAAATTTATCAATTAAGGAGTCGTCTCACTCAAATGAGAAAAAAAAATGTAGAAATGTAGAAAAACATACTATTAGTCAATAATACCAACGGTTCCCGCTTCTACATTTTTGATTTTTTTTCTACATTTATTTGTAGAAAGGTCAAATAAGCTATATTTGGCGCCAAATGTTTTCTACATTTTTGTGCGTCAGAACGGTACAATTTTATCAAATCAGCTGCCTGTTTGACCTTATTTAGCCAGTCCCTCGCCGCTCGACTCCGGTCTCCCTCTGCTAATTTGTAGAAACGAGCAGCCAGAAGATCAGCTTCTCTACATTTTTTGTTTATAATATTC